GCTGAGCATTCTTCAGTTTGAGGCTTCCATTCTCAAACCACAGCACACCGGCTACAATCAAACATAGCACACAGAATCCTGCCAGCACGTAATTCAGAATAGTCATGGTTTACCCCCTTATTCGTGGATCAATAACGTAGGCGTCTTCTTGTTCATCATGTAAGCTGCCGTGCATCATTACGCACCCCATTCTATGCACAGACATTTGCTCTGCTGTCATGCACTCAGCCTGCCCTGCTTTCATGGCCGCCAACTTTTCTTCCACTTGCTTGCTAAGAACAGACTTCTCTTCAAGCTCTATAATCTTATCTATATAGTGCTTGGCTTTCTGTAAATCTTGTATGCCCCCTTTGTCTCTCCACCTCGCTATGTACTTAATGGCGTTACCTTCTAAATACCCTATGTCGTTTTGGTATACGAAGTCCCACGTCTGTATGGCCTGCTTCTTGTAGTGGGTTCCTCCCACCTGCTTTTCATTTTCTTTCATAGTGTCCTCCTAATAGTTTGAACATTTTTAACTCCTTGCCTACTGGTTTCATTGCAACTATGTAACTATGATAGTTGTCATACACTTCTTGCATCTGCTGATTGCCTTTATTAAGTTCTACGCGGCAAAACATTAAACCTTCCATGTTGTCGGCCATCTTTAATTGTCTTCTTTCTTCATCTGTGGCTTTTTCATCAAAAGGCAGCCCAGACTCTTTGAATGCAGCATCCTCTGCTTTATCAAGAAGCTTCTTTAACTCCGGCATGGCGCGTTTTACTGGAGAAGCGACATCCCCTACAGCGCCTTCTGATATATCATGGGCTAAAGCATGAACCAGTACGTACTCTGATACTTCATCAATGCCGTACATTAACATCAACAACCACGCAACGAAAAAGCTATGCTCAGCCACATTTTGCTGCCGTGTAGTGTCCCATGTATGATAGCGTTTCGTTAGGCCGCCCTTCAATATAAAATCAAGCTGTTTTTTCATTTTGTTCTCCTATTTAACCAAGCCACACACGCCTTGCGCCAATCATCAGCTTTAATCTTCAAAGCCATTAACCGCGCCGCTTCGGGGTCTTCCTTGCGCAACCAGTACGCTGCGCAAATCGGTTGTGCAACCTGATTAAGCATCGCGCTCTTATACATGCGCTCTGCCAATGGATGTTCTAAAAACTCTTTTAATTCAGCACTAAATTCTGGCTCTTTTATACTATGAAAGAGCTCATAAGGAAAAACGCTGCTATAGTCATTGTGCATCTCGGCGTCTGCGGCCATTTTTCTCAGTTCTTCCAAGGGATACTTATCAAGATAAACGTGGTAATTATAAGATAGATGATGGTAAAGGCCCATAGACACACCAATACAAGATGCAAGGTACTCCATAAGAATGGAGAAGTGGACGACATTGGCTCCGTATGCCCCCCATATAACGTCATTACTACGGCAAGAGACCAGCATATTAAGGCGGCCACCACGAATAGATAAATATAGATGAGTATTGCACGGAACATCTTTTCCTCCTGACACGGCTATTTGTGGGTCCACGCGGCCATCCCACATAGATATCACAATTCTACGGCTCTGCGAGTTCTGCTTTAATTCATTGACTGCCCACGTAAGTTGATCATGTGCAAACCAGTGTCTCCATCTATAACCATACGCACCATGAAAGTCGGTGCCATCATCACTATAATTTTTCATCGTGCTTACAAAATTGTCTATAAACGCTACATCTCTTCTACCTGCCAACATCCAAAGACTTTCCATAAAATGGAAGAAAGGGTTAGCATCACGCACGGGGCTGAATAACACTCTTTGCCATGGCTTCGTATACGTCGTGCATACCGGCATCGGGGCGACCAACACTTCCCCATTGCGGCTCTGCTCTTTAACTCCGCAGGCTATTAGATGACGAATGCCCTTCGGCAGCGCCCAATTCACATTCTCTTCTACGATGTTGTGTATCATTCTATACTCCCTGATAGCGTTGCTTCGGTCTACCTTCTTCAAGGCGTACTCTTTCATATTTATCAAACTCGCACAAGCAATTCTGTAAATCTTGTGCGTGGAGTTTTTCGTATCCTTGTTCTTCCATTAGCGGGTTAATTTCTGCTTGTAAAATCAAAAGTTTTTTGTGCCATAAAGATTCACCAATTCTAGCTGTAATTGGAAAGCCAAGTACTCTATTAAGACCCCTACGTGATCCAGGACCGCTAACAGCAAAAGTCCACCAGTCCTCTGCTTTCTCTAAAACAGGGGCGTATTTCAAATCTGCTATAACTTGCCCCGCCATAAAGCCAGCGAATCCTGGCGACTTTATAAGCTTCTTGGCCGCTACCTCTAAGGTGTCGCCCTCTTTTGGGGCTATGTGTTGTCTATTACTCCAAGCAGGTAACAACACTCTATCCATAAGATACAGCACCTTGTCCATGGCAACGCCATTTGTGGATACGATATAAGCTGGGTTGAATACTGTTTCTCCCCGTGCTTTTATCTTATCGGTTTCTCTTACTACATGCGCCATGTAAGGCGTAATCAGCACCTCGTACCCATTCTTCAGTACGGGGTAGCCAATCGCTTCTAGGGTCTTTGAATTGTTGAACAAGCGCGCGATGCACATGGCAAACCAAAGATTATCGTTCTTTGCATTAGGTTCCCGCCAATTTTCACGTATCCATTTTGTAACGGCGTCTAGCTCTCTATACACATTGCAAAAACGATACTGCTGAAGAATAGGGTCGCCTGTCCACGGCTTCCTATTGCCAGCTTCTTTCATCAAATAAATGCAATGCCGCGCCCTTATAAACTTGAATAGGTCATTGGTTCGCATGTTTGGCAACCTCATTCAACAAGTGCCCCGCTATGGCTTGCGGGGGCAGGGCATGGGGCAACCATAGCACGGCGTGGCCTTGCGCTGCGGCGCGTTTAGCCACGGCCTGTACGCTGTTATAGGTGGGGCGCATGGTGCGCTCGGGGTCAAAAGGTTTAGCGCTTAGGCTGGCCGCTTTATTGCCCCCTGCTGCCCGTGCTGCGGCGCGGCGCTGCAACACGCGCTCTACACATACTTCAAACGGGGTGTCCATGAACGTGTAAAGCCACTTTGCCCCATTATCTATTTCTGATAGCTCCCCAATCTTGCCGTAGGTCTTACCCGTAATCAAGCCTTCGAAAAATACCACGTCATTTTCTTTGTTGCCTATCTCATCGTTAATAAGTTCTAATCTAACATTTTTATCGCTTATCGTATCCATTCCGCCGCATGTTGTTTCATACGAACCTAACACAGACCAAAATCGTTTTTCAATCATGCCTCCATAACCTTTGAATTTTTTAGAATTAGGTAGAGTTCCTAAAGCACAGCGGCCAGCCATTTTGTCTAATAATGCCCTAGCTACAGAAGTCTTGCCGCTGCCGTTCGTTCCGCCAAGTTTGACTACTATCATGTTTGAATCCTCCATAGAAAAGTCCCCGTGGCTAGGGTAGAGAAAGCCACGGGGACCGACGGTATCAGTTAGTCTCTACTCTAGCCTCAACCGACTTCAATAAGCTGTTCATCAATCCAGGTCTTAACATACTTGATCTTGTGGCCGGACGCGTAATAGTCAGCCATCGTTTTGCTGGCGACGATTGCATCCCACGCGGCGCGGCGGTTCGAGTTTTCACGACCCCACGGAGCGTCTTTCTTAAGAATCTTGACCTTGAGGCTCGCATCATACTTACGAGCGCGTTCTTTGGGTTCCGCTTTGTCTTCTTTAACGCCACGAGAAACCTTGTTGGCCGCCGTGGTTTCTTTAGCGGCAGCAGCCTGAGCTTTAGCCATAGTAGTCTCCTCTTGTTTAAGTTATGGGGCGCTACCCCTTTCTGTAACTGAACATCTACGCCAAGATAGTCCATCTGACAACCCCCTAAATCTGTTTATTTAGCAGAACGAAATTTTGTTTCGGCGTACTCCTTAAGGGCTGATAAAAAACCTTTCTCTGTTTTACCTTTTCTCATAAGTACCGCGTACATTGGCTCGTCTATGGTATTATTCGCTATAATATGATCTACGAAAATGCGCTTGTGTTTCGACCCTTGTCGTTGCAAACGTTTGATAAGTTGATAGTAATATTCCCAGTTCCAGATAAGGGAGTGGAATATGATTCTATTTCCTGGACCTGATTGTAGATTAAGACCATGAGCGACAGCCTGTGGGTGGACCAATAGCTGCGGCAGCTTCCCCGCGTTCCATTCCGTAGCCAATTCGCTAGATCTTTTTGGAGTGACGCCTCCGCCAATGTAGGGAACTCCTTTGCCAAGCTTTTCTCTAAGTCTCGATAAATCGTGGTTAAACTCATACGAAACCATGACCGGCTGGCCTTGGAGCTCATTGATGATTTCTTGGACAGCAAGTGTTTTCTCGTAATGTATATTCGAAAACTCTTCATCATCGGTAAGCGCACTGTCTTGTCCTCCTCTGTACAGGCCGCCGTTCGCTATTTGTCTGCATTTCAAACTCGCTGCTGCGGCGCTCTTGGCTGTAACAATTTCCCCATCTGACAATTCTGTCAACATTTGTATTTCCATCTCATCGTAAATGGCGCGAGCATGGGGTGGCAAATCTATACGGATTATATTGTTGACGATTTCTGGCAGCTCCAATAAATCATCCCCATCTAGCCGTTTGATGTATGGTTTGATTTTCTCTTGAATTTTCTTGTCAGCATCTGGTTGGAGTAACCACGTATAGCCACCAGAGCCGGATGGGTAGAAAAATGCGTTTTTATAGTGCGTGATGTAACGACCCAAACTCGCGCCCAAATCCATAATGAATATTTGCCCAAATAGATCCAAATAACCGTTCGGCGCTGGAGATCCAGTGAGTATCCAGCGAGAGCGCATTTTATCCAGCGCAGGTTTAAGAAGCTTGAAACGGCGTGTGTTTGCATGCTTAAAGTACGACGATTCATCCACAACAAGCCTAGAAAATTTAACTCCCTTGAATCTGGCATCTGCCATAAGCCACGGAAGCCCGTCGGGGTTGATAAGATAAATATCGGCATCAAGTTTAAGATTTTTATCTTTATTTTTTCCGTGTAGGATAGTCCACCGTAAATCATTGAATTGGCTCCACTTCTCTATTTCGTTAGGCCAGACCATGTAACAAACGCGCAACGGGGCAATAATCAAAACTTTGCCCAGCATACTCTCTTTCTTAAGAACGCTTAAGGCGGCCAGCGTGATGGAAGTTTTGCCTGTACCCGGATCCGCGAATAGTCCTGCCGCTGCGTGTGTCAACAGCCAGCGCACGGAATCTTTCTGGTATTGATGAGGGTTCCAGGTAGCCGCCTTTGCCTCTGTAGATAAGGGCGTAGTCTTTGATGCGGTTGAAACTTTCTTTGAACTCTTCGACATTGTCATGTACCTCCACGCAGTACCCAAGCTCAATCAGTTCTTTTAACTCTTGCTCTTGCAGGGCTGTTAATCGGCTTCCGGGGCGCTTAAACTCTACTATGTAAAGGAAGCCCTTGGGAAATAGAAACCATCTATCTAGTTGCTCACCGAATACCTTCTTCTTCACTTTTACAAACGACTTCGCGTATTTCACACACGCTTTCTCTATTGCTGCCTCTAACATTATTTCACCCTAACCATCTGTACAAGTTGCTCAGGCCATATAAAAGCCATAGAACCTTTAGAATTCTTTGCGATTATACCACCTCCGCTATTAAATTGAAAACTATCATAGTGCATTAACTTTCTTCTAAGAACTTCAAATTCTTGCAGCGTATAGGCCGCTTGAAATTGTTGCTGCTCTAAGTAATCGTAATCTTCTTGCGTAACTCCGCCAAGAAGATTAAGCAAAAATTTTCTAAAACTCACATGGACCTCCTTTCGCCTTGCTAAAGGGGCAGTACAAGCAATGCCTGCCGGGTAGGGGCGCAAAGCGCACGTCATTAAGCATCGGTTGTAGATTGTCTAGCCATCTTTCTTTAAGCTGCGGCAAGTCCTTCCTCTCAAAAACTGTTTCCTTACTTTCTTCGCCTAAGTCAGTGTACCACATTCTTCCTTTAATAGTCTGAACTTCTGGGAAGCGTAGAAATCCAGCCAGCCCGTAACTATCAACCTGTTCTTCATGCTCTGGGTATTTCTTACCTGTCTTAAAGTCTATTAAATCAAGTATAAGCTTCGTTATATACGCGGCGTCCATCTTTACCCTGAACCACGCATCTTTGGCAAACCAGTCTACTACCTCCCAAGCTTCGTTGAACGCCCATTGCTGCTGAACAAATAAATTCTTCTTTTTCTTAAGCGCCACAAACTCATCCTTAAAAGACATTAAGTCTGGGTGTAATTTTTTTACGAACTCTTGCAATTCTGGTTTAGGTGCTTTGCCGGTTAAGAAAGCCTCCGCCGCTCCGTCAATCAAACTTCCCCTTGCTATGGCGGGGCTATCTGGCGTCTTTCTTTTATCTATGTGTTTGTACTTCGCTAGGCG